TTATTTTTTTAACAAATTTTAACTACGGTGTTTATATCCGTCTTATTTGGAGTATATACACCAGTGGACTGTCTTATATAACGTAGTTAGGCACAATTAAAACAAAGTAGGTTCTTTTAATATTTTATTCGCTCTATCTTGTGCCATCTTTGCGTGTTTCTCTGTTATCTCGTAGCCTATAAAATTACGTTTTTCTTTTGCACTCATTGCACACTCTGTTCCACTTCCAGCAAAAGGAACTACTACTAAATCATTTTCACGGCTACAAGTGTTTATTAATATCCTTGTTAGCTTTTCTGGTTTTACTGTGTCGTGGTCGTATTTACCTGTAATGTGCCCTTCTTGTGAAACTCTTAATACATCCATTTTATATTTTTCTGTTGGGTTAAATGGTCTGCGTAGTTCATCGTATTCCTTGCGTAGTTCATCGTATTCCTTGCGTAAATATGGATAGCACCAATCTTGCAATTTCTCATACATTTCTTTTGTTAGCATTGTTGGCTCAGCTTTATTTAAGCTTAAGCAAGCACTTGCAACACCACCACCATTTGTTGCAGTTCCTAAAGCTTCATTAACTTGCTTTAATACTATTTTACCTTTTGCTTTGGTTATTTCTTTTCTTATGTAATCCCGTATATGGTAAACACATTGAGTTAAATTATACGTTTCGTTGCTATACATTAAAATACGTTCAGTAGTACTAATAAAACTACGTGCTTCTTCTATTGGTGTTTTATTTGTTTGCCTATCAAAAATATGACAAGTAACATTGCTCATTAAATTAAAATGCTTATCAAAAATTATTTGAGCATAAGCGATATTTTTAGCATCTCCATACCAAAACAAAGTGCCATTATCTGATAAAATCCTTTTACATTCAATAGCCCATTTTTCAACGTCTTTTAAATAATCTTCAAAGCTATTCCATACAAAATCAAAATCTCCTTTTACCTCGAAGTATGGAGGGTCTGCAATTATTAAATTTGCACATTTATCGGGCAAATCATTATTTAAAAAATCTATATTATGTACTGTATTTAATTCCATTCTATTAATTTTATCGGTGGTAAACTGTGCCTAACAACAGCTAAAACGGCATTAAAACGACCGTTTAGCCAAACCGTCGCACGCGTTATCTGGGATTTCAGCTATTATTCCCCATATCTCTTCTTTAGTCTCGTTAATCCTTTCTATTTCCGTCCTCATTATAGCAAGCGTAACATTAAACTTTTCTATCTCATCGTTTGCGCTTGCTTTTTCTGCGACCTCTAGCAATGTAAAGTAGTTCTTTACAGGCGTTAATAAGTTCCTAAGTCTCGTTATTTTAGCATCTGCCATCGCTCGTGTTTTTAAAGTTTTATACTCGTTTTATCATTTATCTGTAATCAATCAAAGCCAGTTCATAGCTGGTGGCCGTTAGCGGTTATTTAAAAATATTCCATTATATCCTTAATCACTTCCTCATAATCAACTTCTCTAATTTTCATCTCTTTTTCATCTGTATGTTCGTAAAGTATATCAGTCAGTATCTTTTCATTCTCTTCGTTTGTATTTGAGTGAAAACTACCGCTAACACGTGGTATGTGCAAATAATTTAAAATAGCCTCTGCCCCTTTTACATAGGCTTCTATTTGCAATTCAGGCTGCCAACTTTCTTTGTACATCTTTTCAGCATCTCTGCGTATTGTTCGTAATGCCACACTCTTATTAATTTTGTCTTTAAGTTTTATCATATCTAATTGTTTTAAATTCTCAGCACATACCCCATCTGCGTTATAGCCAATTAAACCGGGTTGGCATATTTCCACCCTCTATGGGTTATTCCTGTTACATATCCTTGCTCATTCAGTATCTTACCTACCGAGTTTCCTGTTTTGCTCCAATTTCCGTGGTAAGGCTCATAACCCAACGCCCCCGCCTTAACTTCATCACCAGAACCAATAAGCTCGTAACCTACAGGCACTAATTCAAGTTCGTTTTTTAATTGGTGCTTAAGTTCTATTAATTCACTTTCTTTTAAGCTTATTGTTTCTTTAAGCTCACGTACTGTTTTTGGATTTCTGTGCATTATTATAAAATTAACTGGCTATAACGAAGTATAAAATTAAAAGGACAATATAGCCTTTTGCTCTCTTAATTATCGTTAGTGGTTTGCCCTTCAAATCTTATACAAACCGTTATATGCAAGGCTAATCAAGTGCTTCTAATTCCTTTTTTAGCCTATTAAGTTCCTTTTGCTTCTCTCTTTTAAGCACCTTGTTTTTGTAAGCTTGTACGTGTGGTTTAATCTGTCTCCACCCCGCAAGTCGTTCTTTTTGTGTTCTAAATTTCAGAAAGTCGGCGCTATTTTTAACCATAAAGCTACTATCATAAAAGTCAAAGTTGTTTTTTGGCTCATTAGCTATCCATAATTGGAACTCGTATTTTTCATCAATTAATACTGTTGCTGTATGCTCCCCGCACTTTTTAAATTCAAATTCACCTTCAATTATTTTGTGCTTAAAATAGTTCGCAACGTCATTTAATGTTTGTTCTATATTCATCGTTTGTAATTTGTCGTAATCCTCGCTTGTAACTCCTGTATCAAAATATTTATTTCCTATTTTTCCGTAAAGTTTTCCTGTATATTCCATCGTTTTCACGTGTTAAATTATTACTAAATCATTCGTGCTAAACTTACCCATACGTTATAAAAACATACTAAACCTCTCCGTGTAAGCTTGATAAAAACTCTCTGTAACTAATAGTATCTATATTGCACCCTTGTTCTATGTATTTAATTCTCTTGCAATCATATAAGCTAATTCCGTTGCAGCCTCTGATATACCAGAGTTTGAAAGCTCCATGCTGCTTATGTCTGAATGTGTAGCCCATATTATAAGAGAGTTTTAATAGCTTCTTAAATTCCTTATAAGTTCTCGCTTGTACGTTTGTTTCGTTCTTTTTTGTCATATTTTTAAAATTTAGTGGCCTTTATGTTGCCTTCGTGGAAGTGGGTTGACCAGTCATCAGTTCCACATAAGTAATATTTAGGGTCTGTGTGGTAATCTTCAACCTCTGCATTTTGCCACACACAGCCTACTAATACTTTAACTTTTTGCCCTTTAGTAAAAGCACGGTGGGTAACTATATGCAATGCTTTATCATCGCTCATTACTTAGTGTTTTTAGTTGTTATTTAATAAACTACCTACAGCAACAGCTGCCAAACTTCCATCCATATCTAAACGCCCCGCCCACCATCCTAAACTAAACCATCCGCTGTCTAAGGTTCGTACAAATATCACATCTTCTTTCGTTTCTTTAAGTCTCCCCTTGACAAAATAGTCTGTCTCTTTATTATAAAGCCAGTGGCATTGCTCAACTTCTTCAAGCCATTCAGCCTTTATCTCTTTATCTATTTCGTTAAAACGCACAAGTTCGGTTATTGTAACTTTGTCGTGTCTGCTTGGGGTTATTTTCCCATCATCAAAGTAATCGTATTCTTTGTTTAGTTCTGGTATCATATACAAACCTTTAAAATTAACTTGAATTTCCAAATCTAAAGGCTCTAGGAATTTATTTATCTTATCAATACTGTTTTGCATCCTTTTCACCTTATCAGCAAAATCTTTGTATTTATAATTAAATTTTTTACAAAAAGACTCCTGAGTTATTTCGAGAGCTTTAAACTGTTTTTTTATTAGACTCTTCATATTACAATTTTCTATTTAATTACATTTGCAATATCGGAATAAGTTTCAGATAAATCAAATAAATACGGGGGATAATTCCGATAAAATACCAAAATGTAATATATATTACAAAACCCCCTCAATATAATGACCTTTGCTTTCCCTTCCATTATCAAACACCACATCAACTAAAAGTTCATTATGTTCTGTTTTTCTAAATCCTGTAATTAGGGCCTTAACCCAAAAGCTTTCGTTATTGCCAATATCGCCAGTTTTCATCCATCTGTTTCCATCGAATACAGTGCAGTAGTCGCCCACGCTAAAATCCCTCCCTTTTTTTTCTTTTACTATCTCGTTCGTTTCAGCCTTTGCCAACGCACTAAGTTCGTACAGTTTCAATATTTTATTAATGTCATTTAGTGCATTTTGGAGATAATTATCCCGATTTTCCTTATCGTCACATTTTTTTGCAGTCCATATTTGATTTGCTGTTTCATTCAAATCATGAAAGCTGAGTTTAGTTTCAAGCAGACTATTTATTTCTTCTAATGTCGTTAGCTCTTCTCCGCAAAATTCACATTCCTCGTTAAATGTTACATTAATTGGGTCTATTACTTTTAAACATTTTCCACAAATCCACATAATTTTATTTTTTATCCCACCGCACAAATATTACTTGTGAGGTAGTAGTTTAATTATTAATTTATCTGTACATGTTTCTGAAACGGCACATGTTAAAACCGTTATGCGCAACTAAACCAACCCCGACCACATATTTTATAATCGCAATCATAAGTAGGTCTAAGTTCAACCGCTCCTTTCTCTTTTAGGTACTGCATAGCGTGTTTCATTTCTTTGTTGGTTACAGTCTTAAATCCTTCTTCGAATAAACAGTCGCTAAGTGTGTCGTATCCATACCAAAACGCACTAAATTCACTAGGCTGCATATCATCTTTCCAGTTCTGGTCTAATATCTTATAAATAGCAGCGCATAATAGTGTGTCATACTGCATAGCCATTTTACTTTTATCGTTTCGTATCTCGTTTATCATTTGTCTGTATTTTATTCGTTGTAGTGCATTACAAGAACGCTTTATTTAAATAGTATTCTCCATCAACTTTTTTTGCAAACATAGAATTCTTAAACAGTCCTTTTGTTCCGTTATATCTCATTCCCTTGATACCTAAAACAACAGATGTTCTGTAAGGTGTTTTACTTAGCACCTCGTAAAATTTTTCTTTAGTTACTTTTTCCATATTATCTTTTAATTGTTAAAAATACTGCGCAAAGCACACGATCCGTTATGTGTTCTCTAACCACTTTTTAGCATCAATTTCAATTTCTTTAAGGTCATTAAAGCTTGGCGTATTCTTGCCGGTTCCATCGGTTAATGTTTCTATTGCGCCAGCTTGGTAAGCTTTCTTTATATCTGCCGCTGAAAAACAACCGCTAACATCAGCTATATGCAATGCTTTGTCAATACGGCTATCCATATTTCTTAGCAATATTTTCGCTTTTGCCAACGCTCTTTCAACAACCTCTATGCTTGCAACGCTTGTAAATGATAGTATTGCTTGGGGTTGTGTGTTGTCGGTTGTGCATCCTACGGTATTGTGTTTAGTTCCAATAGGGGTTGGTTTATCATTTACAAACTCAACTCCTGTGTATTTATTAACCTTACAACTAATCACACTTATTTGAACATCGCCCCCTCCAAGCTCTATTAACGTTATCCCTTTAGTGTTTCCAATTTCTGCGTTTTTATGTATCATTTTTCTGAGTTTTTATCTTTAATCTGCCTTAGTGCTCTATTGGCAGCACGCCAACCAAGGCTAAATTGACGTTGTATTACACTTACGGTTATTTCCGTATCATTGCTTTTAAACCATCTTATTATCTCGTCAAGCCGCTGCTCCCGCTCGTTCTCAAATTCGTCTATTATCTCTTTTAATGCCATAATTTTAAATTTTACAGATTTAGATATCAAAAAATTTTCTCACATCTTTATAAGCTAACTCGTTTACATACCTCTCATCAATACCCCTTTTTTTAGCTAATAAGCTATGCGAAATTTTAATTGTTTGCTCTTCTGTGTGTCTTTGTTCCACTTCTATTATTTTATCGGCTAAAAACGCTATATTTTGCTTTAGTTCGTCGACACGTTTTAATTTTCTTTCAAATTCTTTACCGTAGTATTTTCCAAAGAGGTCAGCTTCGAGCTTGCAGAGAAAGGCATATGCGCGACCGTTCTTAGTGTTTGCCGCCCCTGTGAATACGCTTTCTTTGTCTTTGTTTTTGTCAATATTGTGCTGTTGGTCTCTTCCTACTATCCTTGCGGCTGTACGTTCATCGGCTAATTTTTGAAACCAAAATTCTATATTATTTTGACTTAATTTTTCTTTTGAATGAGTCGTGTTGAAATCCCCTTGTTGGCCTCTCCTTACCGTTTTTGCTAAATCACCATAAAGCAAACCGCTGTGTTTATTCTTTAAGAATTTAGCTGTTTCAATACTCATAAACGCCACTTTTTGCGCGTCAATATTGAAGTTGTCTGAGCGCATATAAGCCTCTGTAAAAACGTCATGAAGTTTATTTTTTAAATCCTCTTGCGTTAAGTGGGCTAATAACCTACTATTTTCTATTTCCTGTTTCATTTGCGATTTAATATTCTGTTCATTGACTCGGTAACGCTTGAGCTTGCCGCCGTTATTTTCGAAGAGGGAGTTTTTAACCAATTAATAAAATGATTTTTAAGCTCTCTTTCTGGCTTAAAAAGATTCTCCTTAAGTATTTGCTCATCCAAGAACTTTAAGAGCAAATTTGGTATGTCTCTGCCCTTAAAAGTGGGGGTCATTGCTATTTGCTCAATCCAAATTTGTTGAGAAAGTAAATGTTTCTTCATTTCCTCTTGACGATTTGATATTGGAATAGGATTAATTGAAGAATCAGAATTTTCATTATTTAAAAAAGTATTTTCTTTTACTTTTATTTCTTCTCTTTTAATTTCTTTTACTTTAATATAGGGGTTTTCGCTGACGATAACCTTTGTTCTATCTCTTTTCCGCTTCGATAATAGCGATTCAAAGCGATTTTTTAGTTTATCGCTGTATAAAACCCCGTTTTCAACAGTTAAAAGCTGAATCTTCTCGCAATAATTTATTATATCAATTAGCTCTGAACTTTCACACATGTAATCTCCAGAAAGCAATTCTTGATTTAATTCGCTCCATTCTATTTGAAAAAAATCTGAATCAGTCAAGGTCTCTAGAAGAAAGCACCAAATAGCGTAACCCATAAAACCAAACTTTTTCCGAATGGCTTTGATTTTTGGATCATTTCTCATATCTGCATCATGGGAAAAATAATCCGCGTTATCTTTTTTTGGTCTAGCCATTGTTTTTACTTTATTCTATAAACATTTATTTTTCCCGATTCTACCCTCACCGCAGTTTGCCAATCAAAGCCGTTGTATTTTTTCCACTGATAAAGGGCCGTGGATACTTTTCTTCTGAAATTGTTAATCTCAGATTCAGGTTCTATGATTAAACAATCGCCCGGCTTTAAAATAGAGAAATTATACTTGTTGTCTCTGCCTCTTGTACTGCCTTTAAATTCTTTTTTTACTATCATAATTTATATTTATATATGTTTCACTGTAAAAGTAGATAAAATAACTAGAAAAACAAACTATTTGCACAAAAAACCCGCCAAGGGTCAAATTGAAATGATTTGTTATAACCTTGGCGGGATGTAAGCACACAATATTTTTTATCTTATTTTTTCAATTTCTTCAATTTTCCAAAGGACATCCTAAAGAGGTTATTCTTGAGATGTCGCTAACTGTAAACATGTTAGTATTAATTTTCTGGCTTACGGCTTGTCTGGTTACTCCTAATTGATCCCCTAACCATTTCCGAGTCTTCTCTTCTCTGTGTAACCAGATTAATATTTTTTCACTTGTTTTAATCAACTTCATAAGTTATAATGTTAGTTTGCATTGCTTTTTTGCTGTTGTTTTTAATCTGTTGTTTCATCTTCTTCAATTTTACAAGGTTTGCACTTTATCCCGTATTGTTCCAAATAGTCGTTCAAAAGGATTATTGTGGGGCTTGATATTCCAAGTTCCCAATATCTCAGTGCGTTTTCTGAAATCATGCAGTTTTTAACCGCAGTTGCTCGGCTGTATTTTCTATCTGTTCTTAAATTAATTAACAGTTGTTGCAATTTGTCTTGGTTTTCCATAGTAGATTAACTTCGCTTCGTTTAAAAATTACTTGAGGCTCTTTCCCTGCCTCTTTTACTTTGTACCTTCTTTTAATTTGTCCTGCTTTCGGGAACATTTGAACTTCGAAAGAACCATTCGCATATAGTACGAACGGTTCTAGTTGGCTCGGGAGGTCCTTGAGTTTGTAGGTTTGTTTAGGCATCTTTAAGGGCTTTCCATACCAACTCTTCTATTTTCTCAAAATGTGGTTCCATGATTTCTAAAAACGAAACTCCTTCGTGATAAATGTCGGACAATTCAATTGACTCGTGGCACCCCGGGTGATCTCTGTCGGCTCTTTCTTCTGGTTGATGATCGAATTCGACTGTCAAGTCAACCTCTTTAAATGTTATTTGTTTTTTCATGATCGTAATTGTATAAAGTTTTTAATTTCTTGTGCTTTTTCGTAATCTTCAATTTCAGCGTAGGAATTCATCAAGATTGTTAGTTCTGAGTTAGAGAACATATCTAAATCGAATTCAAGATGTCCTATAAAATCAGGGTTGGATTCGCACCATATTTCCATGGATTTTTCAACTTCCAAGTCTATAAACTCTTCAGATGCGCCAATGTTCATAGAGGTGTGAAAATGCTTAAAGCATTCTCTTTGATGTTCCAATTTAATGTAAATCTCAGTGTTTTTCATAACCTTAATTTTTATGTGTTTGATAAATCAAAGATATAATAAATTATATTAAAACAAGAAAGAAAGTATAAAAAAATATATTTTATTAAGGTGATATAAATCAATTTTACTATCTTTGGATATGGATATAGTTTTTAAAGATTTGCCAAAAGTGAGCCTAAATGCTTGGTACTCTGGGGGTCATTGGAGCGGAAGATCGAACATGAAAAAGGAGTACAAAGTTTTAGTTAAAAATCAATTTAAACATACATTCCCGAAAACAAATAAATATCACTGTGAATATTTATTTGGGTTCAAAAACAATCCTTTAGACGCTTCAAATTGTGTGGCAATGGTAAAATTGATTGAAGATGTAATTTTTGAAGACGATAAATTCGATATTGTAAAATCGATCAAAATAAATAGTGTGAAAGCAAGTGAAAATTTCGTAATTTTGTCAGTATTATGAGACAGCAAGCAGGGTTATATAAACTAAAGCTATACGAAGCGAAAGACATTTCAATTGCTTGGGTAGATTCTGAGCAAATCTCAAGTATTAGCAATTCAGGCGAAGTACTTGAATTTGATACTGAAAATTATAATACTTTTCAGGATGCTCTTGAAACGGCTTTCAATAATTTGTTGCGAAATGATTATTCAATCGCTTTCGAGCTGTTTGGTTGGGGTCAAATTTCAATTGTTGAGAAATTAAATAATTCTATATACGGTTGGGTTCCTGTTTTCGAGTTCATGGATACGCAAAACAAGGTATTAATACTACCTTTTTATGGCGTTTCTGGAACGGTTGATACTAATACTTCACATTCCTATAGCGTGAGCTTAAAGCCTCGTAAAAAATCGAATGTTGAATTGATTGATATAATTTAAAATTTAAGATATGGCAGCGGAAGAGGGTAATAAATGGTGGGAATTGAGGTCTAAGCACGGAAGGGATAAAATATTTTCGTCGCCTGAAATACTTTGGGAGGCTGCATGCGAGTATTTTACCCACACACAAAATGAAAATAGATGGGATGAGCAAAACTGGGTAGGCAAAGAAGGGCAGGAAGTTCTAAAACATCACCCTACACCCTTTACTATTCAAGGGCTTGCATTGTTCTTGCATATTGATTCGAAGACATGGTGGAATTATAGGAACAACGAATCTCATAAAGATTTTTTCCCTATTATTACACGTATAGACGATATAATTTATAAGCAAAAATTCGAGGGAGCTGCTACTGGATTCTTCAATCCTACTATTATCGCCCGTGATTTAGGGTTAAAAGACAAACAGGAAATCGACCAAAAACACTCTATCCAAGAGATAGAAGGAATTGACATCGTAGAAACTAAAAAATGAGATTACAAGCGACTGAAGTCTTCGGGTTCATTTATAAGAACTACATAGCTGACTATAAAAGCTATGATAAGCTTGGTTTTGTGCTTGAAGGCTCTTCTGGTAGCTCGAAAACTCATTCAATAATTCAATTCTTACAAATTTACGCACAAACAAATAGCCGCAAAAAAATCACATGCGGACGTTCGAAAATGACATGGACAATACCTAGTATCTGGACAGACTTCAAAAACCTTTGCAATGGGTATAATTTAGGTTTCGCATGGAATAATACTAGATATGAGGGAGTAAAAAACGATAATGTATTTAGATTCGTTGGAGCGGATGATCCGCAGAAATTCCACGGTCCAAGGCAAGATGTTTTTTGGTTCAACGAAACAATGGAGCTCCCGCAAAAGGCATTCAATCAAGTGAACATGAGGACGAATAAGTTGTTCTTTTTGGATTATAATCCTAGTTATGACAAACACTGGATATTTGACACGCTATTGAAAAATCTAACCCCTTTCGAAGATGGTCCGGGATATTACAAAGTTACTCGTGCTTGGAGCGAAGAGCTTCAGAGAGATATAACAACTAAAATATTTTATCTTCATTCTACTTTCAGGATGAACGCTTTTTTGCCGGCCGGCCAAAGGCAAGTTATTATGGGTTATGAGCCAACTCCTGAGAACATCAAGGATGGGACCTCATGCGCATGGCACTGGGATGTGTACGGATTAGGAAAGAGAGCAAGACCGAAAGGACAGATATTCCCTGAGTTTAAAACCTATAGAGAACTACCAGAAGACGCTATATTTTACCGTGTTTTTGGTGTGGATTTCGGCGGCAAAGACCCCAACACGCTTATTGAGGCTAACTTTGATAAAAAGAATAAAAGGGTATTTCTTAAACAACACTTGTACAAGCCTGAAATACTGATTTCCGATTTTGCTGATTTAATATGGTCTGTTAATCCTAATAATGACGAGGTAGTGTGTGAGAGCGCATCCAAGGATAGACGTTTCGAATTTGCCGATCGTGGTATAAATGTCATTCAAGCCAATAAAACTAAAATAAATAACGATTTTAGACATGATGTTATTTATATGGCTAAGGAATATAAAACCTATCTTCACGAAGATTCTACGGACTTTTGGGACGAGCAACGCAACTTTAAATGGGCCGAAAATCAAACAACCGGTGAGTTTCTTAATAAACCCGAAGACGCTCATAATCACTGCTTTGATGCCTACTTTTACAGTCTTAGATACTATCATACAAACTACGCTTGGAAGTATCTCCAACAAGATTGATATAAAACAATAGTTATTTACAATATTAATAATTATCTTTATATCAAAATAAGATATATGAAAACAGATTTAGTACATGTAAAGAAAAAAGAAGTATTCACGGATTCGAAAGTAATTTCCGAAATGCTTGAAGTCCCTCACAAAGTATTATTAAATACTATTGAAAGGATAGTCGAAAGACAAAAAAACAATGTCACGGCCAAGCCATTGAAATTCCCTCAAAAATTCATTGCAAGTTCTTTCATTAATAAGATGGGAAGAGAATATAAAATGTATGAGCTAAATGAACAAGCTTATATGAAATTGGCTATGCACTTGAAAGGTTATGAAAAAGCTGAATTTGTTCAGGATAGCATAATTGAAGCTTTCTCTTTAATGAAAGAGACTCTTTTAAATCAGCAAAATTCAAGTTGGTTAAATGCTCGAGATAAAACTAAAGAGATTCGAAGAGAGGAAACCGATTGCATTCAGGAATTTATTGAGTACGCCAATAATCAAGGGAGCCAAAACGCAACTCGTTATTATGGTAATATTACCAAGATGACTAATAAAGCACTCGAGTTGTTGGTTCAAGTAAAAGATGGTGCGCCAATAAGGGATTTAGTCACAGCAACCGAACAAGGATATATACAAATGCTAGATAATAGAGCTAAACAGGCTATTGAATATGGAATGGAACAGAACTTACCGTATAAATACATTTATAAATACGCAAAAGAAGAGGTTAATAATTTAGCCGATTCACTTAACTTTAAGAAGTCACTAAAAGAAAAACTTTAACTTATGAACGCGAAAGAATTAAGAATTGGGAATTTAGTTACGCTAGATTGATATATTTTATTATATTAATTCAATTCTTTTTCTTATCTTTGGTGAAACTAATATTTAGACTTATGAAACACAAAGCTAAACAAGTAACGGAACTAAAAGAGATAAATGGTTCTGTACACCTTGAATACACAGTAATTAAAAACGAGGTCCAGTATAGCACTTACTTAGAAAGGGTTTGTGAGTTAATGAATAATTGCGACCCAAATACTCCTGAAGGTGACGAATTAGAACTATTGGGTTTATTGATTAATGATTATGATAATAGAGTTCATCCAATACCTGAATTAAACAGATGGGATAGATTAATGTTTTGGTTGAAAATTTATAAAAAATAAAGGATATGAACGCGAAAGAACTAACAATAAAACTTTAACCTATGAAGTACACATTGAAAGAAAACGAGAAAATAACAATCGAAATCGTAAACGGTTGCGTAGTATTTACCACAGAAGAGAAGGAAAAAGAGAAGGAAAAAGAGCCGTTTTTTGTTAATTCTCACGGGAGTAAATTTTATGATGGTGACCAAGTTTATTGGGTAGTGAAAATAAACCTACAAATACACAGTCATGTACCGAACGGTGACGAGGGTATTAATTACAAGGGAACGAAGTATTGCTCTGAATATCTGACCAAAGAACAAGCCGAGCAATATGTAAAAGATAATCGTGTTTGAATCGATGGGATTTTTTCACAAATTAAAAGATTTAGATGTAGGAGAAAAATTAATATTTTAATATATCGAATTAATATATTACCTTTAGGCATTCATAAGTTTTAGGTGTTATACTAGATTCGTTAAATTGTTTTAGGTTTGTGCCCCGTTCATTCATTTGAGCGGGGTTTTTGCGTTCCGACACTACGGGTTAAGTTTTTGTTTTGTCATTGTAAATTTGTTAGACTTGTAACAAATATTCGAATATGGCAGATAAAAAGAAAAGCAAACAGATATTTCTTAACTACCCAATAGACAATTGGGAGGCCGATTGGATGCAATTCTCGATTGAGAACTCATCCGAGAAGCAAGTCGATTTATTTATCTCTTCGGTTGGAGGCTCGGTAAATGCAGGGCTTCGAATGGCGGCATATATTCAAGCTGTAAATGCTCAGGGCGATAGGCAGATCGATACTCACAACCTTTCAAACGCCGACTCAATTGCAACAGCTATATTCTTGGCACCTCCTTCTAAACAGCGTCATATACTAGAGCATTCGACCATGTTTATACATGAGCCTCGTTTAATGTTTGATACAGATATTACAGAGGAAAAAGCAGAGAAAACAGCGGAAAAATTAGCAATGCAGAAAGAACGGCTTGCTGATTTCTATGTTAAAAATATTGAAAATCTCACCAAAGATGAGGCGTTTTCGCTTATGGCCGGGGAGGTAGATTTAACCGCGACAATGATGCTCGAAAAGAAAATCGTTCAGAATATTTCTGATAACTTCGAGATAGCTGCGATAAGAGCAGATAAAAATTTTATTAATCAAAATAAAAATCAAATGGCTTTATTTGGAAACAAAAAAGACGACAAGCAAGAAACTATTAACATGGTGGCTCTTGCGGATGGTAAAACAACCTTGGCTTTTGCCGGTGAACTTGCCGAAGGAGTTGAAATGTCAAAAGTTGGTGAGGTCGCAAACCTTAAAGGTGAGCATTTAACCAATGATAACCGCAAATTAGTGGTTGACGAGAACAACAAAATCGTTTCAATTGAAAATATTGAAGCAAGTACCGAACAATTCGACGCAGCTTCATTCGCTGATCAAATGGCTCAGGCTATTGTTGATTCCGAAGAACGCATGGCTACTAAATTCGCGGACATGCTTAAAAACATGAAACTTGGAGATCACAGACCGGGTAAAAACGACGGGCCAAAGAACGAGAGACCGTCAGAGGTAAACGATCAAGTTTCTGCTCGTAAAACAGTGAGAGAACTTGTCGCGGTGAAAATCGATGTTGAGAAAGCTCGTAAAAATCAGTAAAAATTAAAAAAGATAAATATTATGGCTGTTACTATTACAAGTTCAGATTACAACGGTGATTTTTTAGGTTTTTTATACTTAGTCCTAAGTATTGGAAATGAAATCGCTGAAAAAGGTGCCGCGAGAATGCTCGAAGGTATCGCGAAAAAACGCGCTCTTCCTAAGTTAAGCCAAACGGCTAACCCAATGAGAGCATATACAACAGGTGTTCCGGCCTCGGAAACTGTTACCACTACATACTCTGAAAGGAGCCTAGCTCCAAATAAAATGACTCTTTACGAGACATTTATACCGGAGGATACTTTTGATATTTGGGAGAAATGGCACCCGCAAGGCGACTTGACGAACTTACGCCAAAACCCTGAGTTCATGGCCGATGTTATAGCAATGTATGCGAACGGAGCGGGTAATCAATTCAGTGCTTTATTCTGGCAAGGTGATAAATCCTTAGGAGCCTCAAATCCTCTTGGATACATCGATGGTATTATTACACGCCTTAAAACAGATGTAAACGCGATCGCAGTCACTCCGGCCGGTGCTATCACTAAAGGAAATATTGTTGAGAGACTTGAAGAGGTTTGGCAAGCAATCCCGGATAAATTTTTGGAAGACCCGCGCTATATTATCAACTTGAGTACTCAGGACTGGAAATTATTACAGATTTACAATAATGATGCGAAGAAAACCACTGTAGGTGTTCTAACTCAAGGCGTTGAAAGTTTATTCTTAAACAATAGAATTGTTCATTATAGCAACTTGCCTAAAGATCACATTGTAGCTGCGTTATCTGATCCGAACTCAGACGAATCGAATTTGTTTACGGGTGCTTATGTTGGCCTTGATGGTGAAAATCCTAATATTGACAAAGTGGATAATCACAGTAAAGAGTGGGCAACTCGTATCGATTGGGCTTTAGATGTGAATTATCGTGAGCCGAGTGAAATTGTTTTTTACGAACCAGTTTAAACGGAAGGAGACAAAATGAGTAGTCCAGTAGATAAAGGCATCTTATTCGATGGTATCAATATTCAAGAGGGGGGAGTCCAAGAGGAGGTCGTGATCCTCCCTTATGAAGTGTGGAAACGTGCAACTGTCAGTGTTGACGGGACGACAAAAGAGATAACTGGCATAGTCTTGACACAGACGGGTGATGTTGGTTTTAAATGGCAAGTACCGAAGGGTTCTAATATCCTCCCGACTCACGCTCTTAGAACTCAAGACGGGGCGGACGGTTACGACCATTCAATTGAAATGAGATTGCAAACAATCGAGCAGTTGGATCAAGATAATATATCTAAAATTCGATTTAATAAGGTTGTTGTGATTCCTATTCTTACAGATGGGCGTAAATACTTAGTTGGAGGAGGTGTAAATCCAACCCCTGAAGCTGTCGGGGTTGGTCTTAGATTAACAGAGGATGATGGTTCCATTTCTGACGCTGCAACGGGCGGCACATCGCATTTTATTGCGGCTACTGACCCCAACCAATCAGCGGAAATAAACAAGCCGCATTTGATTGCTAAGACGTTCGACGTAGAGACACTACTAACGCCTGTAGCTTAATTTTTTGCTAAAAAGTATAATTATGTATATCTTAGTAGACGAAACTAAGGCAACAGGATACAAAGGAAAAAGGTTGTCAAATGACAACCTTTCTTCGTTTCCTGAAGAAGTCCTAGAAATCTGGGAGCGTGCCGGAATTATAAAAAAAGTTGTAAAATCTAAATCAAAAAAAGATGACGGAACCACTTAAAAAGAGTGAAAAAGCTTTGAAGAAAGAGGAAGAAGCTAAGGCGAAAGAAGCTAAAGCGGCAGAAGCTAAAGCGGCAGAAGCTAAAGCGGCAGAAGCTAAAGCGGCAGAAGCTAAAGCGAAAGAAACTAAAGCGAAAGAAACTAAGGTTGAAATGACTCCCGAAGCAATTCAGGCAATGGTTGATAAAGGCGTTAAAGCGGGCCTAGCAGCTAAAGAGAAGAAAGAGGAAGAAGCTAAGGCAGCTATCAAGAGCAAAATCGATTCGTCGAATGCTGTTGCTGAATACGAGCAATTCACAGAATTATACTTTACATCTCTTCGCGAGGGTGTTGCTTTAAAAGACGGGCCGAAAGAGAAACTCGAAACTCTTAAAAAGAAGATAAAAGAACGCAAAGGCCACATGCCAAAACGTACACGATCGGTTCATATGGGTGCGGGAAACGGTGTAATTCGTATCGCTGAAGGTTACCCAGTACCGGAAGAACTTTATCAAAGATTTGTTGAAAAAGGGAATGCGGATGTGTATTTCGAATAAAAGCAAATTGATATAAAATAAAAACCCTCACCTATTAAAGTGAGGGTTTTTTGTTTCGGAAAGCCTCCGGAATCGATTAAGCTCATATCTACTTTTTTAAATTTCTTAGTTTTTCAGCTTCGTCCATCTTCTTTCTATTTTGATGTTCTGCTATCTTAGCCATAGAAATAGCAATTGCCACTACACCTATAAATCCTAGTAATATAATTAGTCTTGGTTCCATTAGTTCAAGTTTATCTTAATTATTAATTAGTTTGTTTGAATATCCAAATATAAAACAAATGTTTTAAATAATATAATAAATTATATCATTTTGTAATATATATTACAAAATAAGCTTTTTTTGTTATTTCATTTGAATTCCTTAAATTTGTTAAAAAATATATTATGGGCCAAAATCACGAAGGATCACTAGAACACATGGATAAACCTTCAGAAATGAAAGTCGCCGTAAATTCAATGCAGAGAACGGCCTTTGTGCAGCGTATGGCTAGACCTGAACAAACGAGGCTCTCACGTAAAGAGATTATTCAATATGATATAGATAACCTTTATCCCAATAAGGCAAAATCCATAGCTGAAAGGTCCGTCACGACAATGGCCTCAATTGGTGTATTATCTTCCTTTATATATGGAGCCGGTTTTATCGATGACGACTTAAACGAACTTGTGGTTAATGAAGACGGGCAGACATTAGCCGATATTCACGAAATAACCGCAGATGACGAAGCTCTGTTTAACGGCTATGCTATCCACGTTAATTATAATGTATTAGGCCAGATAATCGAGCTGAACGAAATTTCTTTTGAATTATTGCGATGGAATTATGACCAAAGCAGAGTTTTTTGGTGTAAAGACTGGACAAAAGCAAGGTTTAGCGGCAAGAATAAAAATGTAGTTGAATATTTTCCTTTTGATCCTGAAAAGGTAGGCGATCAAATTGACAGCTTAGAAGAAAACGAAGAATTCAACGGGCAAATTATATATTGGGTGCCTAGAAAAAAGGACATATATACCCTTTGCCGTTTCGACGCCGCTATGGAGGATGCACAATTCCAAGCAGAAAGTAAACTTTGGAAACTTTCTAATATCCAGAACGGTTACGCTGCAAATTACGTACTTTTTTATCCGGCTCAAATTGAGTCAGGCCTCGAAAAAGCGGGCTTGATAAAAGATGTGAAAGGGGCTAGTGGTTCGGCGAATGCAGGGAGAACAAACGCTATACCGGTTAATGCCTCAGCTATGGAAGCTCTAAAAGGCCGTAATGTAATAGAAGAAATTCCCCGTACAGGTGTAGATAAATTATTTACAAAGCAAAACGAAGAAGCGAAAGCCGATATATATACAATGTTTCAACAGCCGCCAATTCTTTCGGGAACAACGAAGGACGGAGGATTTTCGAAAGATGAATATGTAGACGCGTTTGATACGTATAATACTTTCACTGAAAAAAATAGAAGCAGAAAGGAAAGGATTTTCCAAAAGATTTTAGATTTCTCTGTTTGGGGGAGTAAGAAAGTCGAGATTAAACCAAAACAATTTATTATTCACAGGGAAAAAGACGAAACGGAAATAACGCCCGAAGAGACGAAAAAAACCGAAGTAATTGAGGAGGAAACCAATGAGTAAAAAAATAATCCTTACAAGAGACGATGCGAAAGTGTATATTGATATCTCGGGCAATTATAATACTGCTAGGTTTAATATTTTCGCTTTAAGAGTACAGGAACAGCAATTACGCGAGCTTTTGGGCGATCCTTTATATAATTTACTCTATACTGATTTAGACGCAAATGGAGTGCCGCAAAATGAGCCATATATTAAGCTTGTGAACGGTAAAACATACGATTATAATGGTGATACAATTGAGTATTACGGATTAAAGCCCTTCCTTGCATTTCATTGGGCGGCTATTAATTCACGCGAGGGGGATAGTTTCGCCTCTAATTACGGAAATGTGAATTACGACGCTAATCCCCAAGATAACATGACGAGGCAAAGTACGGCGAACTTAAACGCTTTAAACGCTTCTTATATGAAATCGGTTACAAGTTATAGAAACAATATTGTACAATACTTAAATGATAACGAGGCTGATTTCCCGAATTGGATCGGCAAAAAAGAAAATAAAAGTAAAACAGGTTTTAATAGCTTCCACATTTGAGCGAATTAATTGAAAATACTGAAAAAGAGGTCGAGTTGTTTAATTTCGAAATAAAGGCTACAATGTCCATTCGAAATCTGGATTCATCCGGTGCCGCTTCCGATTCGTTAAGAGTTGAAAGCGATTCCAATTCAGTAACTTCAAAAGGCGTTTTCTACCTTGAATACTTAAATCGAGGGCGGCCTCCGGGAAAATTTCCTCCAATGGCAGCAATTGAAAGATGGGTAATTGAAAAGGGTTTGGATATACCTCCTTTTTTAGTGGCTCGAAAAATCGCAAGAGAAGGGACCACGATCTATAAGAACAGGTCCAAAGGCTTGCAGTTAGAGCCTAAAATCGAAGCCTTACAAAAAACAATTTCAGAAAACGCGCCGAAATGGGCCAAAAACGATTTACTTTTACAGATAAAGGAAATGAATTCACAGATAATTAAAAATATTTGATATGGCAAACGCAGATAGATGGGGAGTTTCGGGAAGCGCAAGAATGATTGCAGACGATAACACCACTAATTTTAATGGGGATTATTCTGTAATACCTAAAATTGCTAGGCTTAAACCACCTGACACAGAAATATGGATTCTTTACCACAATTCTGTCCAAATAGAAGACGGTGGAATTGGTACTGGAAAATATGGTGGTATTACATCTCTTACAAATGGCATTTCTATAACCAGTAAAAAAAATGGAGTTTATAGAGATGTAACGCGTGGCGTAACTATTAAAACAACGGCTCAATGGCTTGATATATTCCAACAAGGGCAAATATTCAATTTTGGTGCTGGTGATGATTTTTGGAGCGCGTTCATAAATATTCCTTTAGGTGCGTTTATTCTCGACGGTAAGCAAGGGGATGAATTGTTTTTTACTCTAAATGATGATTTTAGAGGTATTACAAGACACACTTTCGGGGCTAACATTTTAGTAAAGAAGCAATAAACATGGCTTTAACTCTCATAAACACCCCAGTTGTAACGGAAGGAGGGATTGTAAAAAATCTTTTCGCGGGTTTTTTACCTGTCGTTTTCCAATTTAAACGGGAAGACTTGCAAATAGTTTCAATCGGCTTGGGTGTTGGTGATAATATAAGATTGACTATTGCTGAGGATTTAACCAGTGAGTTAAGTGTCGGCGATTCGCTATATCTTGACGCGACAGGGGTCGCAGGGTACAGATACGAAAACAGCGGAAGAGTGACGGCAATCACATCCACAACAATCGATTTAGACATTATTTTCGTAGAGAACGCAGCGACAGGATATATTAACTATTTAAAAAATTGGTTCATAGAGGCTGAACTTGTTGGAAGCGATAACCAAGCAATTAAAATCCTTCCTTTTTCACTTAAAGACGACGGGGATTTGGCAGGGAATATAAGCCTTGATGTATCGATAGGAAACGACAGGAACGATAATATTTTCGAGTTTATTTCTGATGAGATAGAAGGAGCAAGAGTCGCCTTTAAGATGCAATATAAACAGGTTTATAGCGGTTCAAGCGAACCTTTCACGTTGATAGGTGACGAAATTATTTTAGTGTACGCAACAGAGCAGCCAGAACATGAAAGTTTTTTAAACTCTTTGGATGAGGCAGTATTTTATCAAGGTTATCCATTCGGGGCAATCTTGGCACATTCGAAACAAAACAGCACCGATCAAGGTTTAAATATCAAGTATGATGAACTCGATATTAATAAGGTTGATTTAACCACTGATAACCCTATTATAAACTTGGATAGCAATAAACAAGGGTTTATTTTTGCAAATATTGATAAAACAACCGTGTGGAATTCATCAACAGAATATATAAGAATAAAAGCGGATTATTCGGGATTGGCGCAATATAATCCATTGCAGTACAACCCCTCACAATATAAAACAACTTAGTTATGGCAGATAAAAACACAACAGAATTAGACGCGTTGATCGATCTTTGGGCCCCTTTGCTCGATTTAGAATTAACACACAAACCCAACTTAAAAGAATTTATAGCTAATTGCGTGTTAAAAAAAGATGTATCCGTGGGCGATGTTTCTTCAGCCCCTACGAAATCAATTGATTTCACTGGGATTGATTATATTTTTCTCACTCAAACAGGTGATGTCTCTTATTCCTTTTCAGGCATAAATCACGGGAATATAAAATACTTGAAAATAACTAAGGGCCACACTAATACCGTGACCTTTACGGGGGCAATAGATAATTCAATTCGTAAATCGTATATAAATACAGGCGTCGAGGATATTATTTACAGGATAACCAATAAAGATGGTGACATATTTCTCGAATCTATTAATATAGACAACGAAGTATCTCCATTGCTGACTAAAATCATAGAAATCGGCGATTGGGATATAGATAATGCGGGAGCTGTCCCCAAATTAGTGGCCCACGGATTGACTTTCTCAAAAATAAGAGGGCTTCAGTGTACTATTCGCACAGATGCAGATGATAAATACAGTGATTTAGCAAGCGGATTTTCTGCTTCCGGATCAGCTGAATGTATTTTCGCAGATGATATGAATGTGTCTATAAGAGCTGATTTGAACGGTCCTTTTGATAACATTAATTATAATTCGACATCGTATAATAGAGGATGGATAAAAATTGATTATTTGCCATAATGATCTGGAAAAATAAATATATACCATTCAAAGGCTTCAAAGCAATGGCAATATGGCCTATTATCTTTGTCCGCAAGGATAAGGCAATAACCGATATTGATTTGAATCATGAGCGAATTCATTTCAGACAGCAAATTGAACTGCTTTTAATCGGTTTTTATGTGGTTTATTTGCTTGAATTCTTGTTAAAATGGTATTTATTGAAAGATAAAAAACAGGCTTATAAAAACATATCATTCGAAAAAGAAGCGTACAACAATGAAGCGGATAAAAATTATTTAACCAATCGAAAATTATTCGGACAATGGCGGCAATAACTTCACAGATATACAAGAAAGTGATACCAGAAAGCGAAAATGATTCCAACTATGAAGAGTTCGAGTTTTTGCTCGGATGGTATGGCCGCGACGGTCAATTCATTGTAAAAATGTTTACCGATTGGGAAGTTGAAAACGATGTGAGTACGTCGTTTATTAACCGCTCTGATGCCGCCAAACTTAAAAACATTATTGGCTCCAAAGAAAATAACCGCCTTATTGAGGCCGAAGATTTAACCTTGAATGATCTGGAGGTGTATTCATCTATTTTCGAAGCAACGAAGATAATTCGAATAAGAAAAGACGGCTCAGTTGAGAGAATTGGTCTCGGGAAGAATCGCCTTAGCTACAGGCAAACAGATGGAAGATATAATTTGCCTATTGAAATCATTCTCCCTGAGGGGGCTTTGGCTCAGTAATTTTATCCTTATGAACTACTCTCTTGTGGTTGCCGTATTTTCTTTTTAACCTGACTAAATTACCTTTATTATCGAATACGCAATCAGCAAGGTTTATTATGTATATAGTTTTTAATTCACTCATAACAATCAATTTTTAACCTGTTTAAACCCAAGTACCCAACAGTCAAAAGTGATCGAAACGACGTAAAACTCTAAAATTCGATCACCGTTGATTTCCTTAACTTGGATCATTTTAAACTTATCATGTCCTGAATCTAGCTGCTCGAACTCTGTTTCGTGGTGGCGATTTGCTATTACTGCCCAATCAAGGGAGTTTTCAAGGACATTGTAAAAGTCCACCCCAAAGGCTTTGAGAAGCTTGTCTCTATTTCTTAAAGCGTAACGCATTTCATTAATTTAAGTTTTAAAAATACTCCCGGCTTCGAAATAATAATAGCGTTTATATTAAAATACCGGGAGCTTTTACCGTGACTAATGGATTGAGTCGGGTTTGTAGTTTACTTTTTCATTAGTTAATGATTAAATGATTTGACTTAAATAAGAAGCTCAAAGATATAATAAAATATATCAATTTGCAAACTATAACGAATTAAAGTAAATTTGTTTATGAAAAAACTCGAAGTAAATGGAAAGGAGATCGATCTATCAACTCAATTAATCGCGCTTACTCGCCAAGTGATTGATCCAAGCTCACCAACAACGCGGCTGATCGGCATTTCAAATAAGTTTGAACTCCCTATAACTCAGAATAATAAAGAGGTTTTCGATTTTCCTTTTACATTGAATTCCGATAGTTTGAGTTTAGATAAAAATTACCCTGCTAAATACATCGATCAAACACCGATTTTTGATGGTATAGGATTTATCAGCGAATACAATAGAAATACTTTCTCATTTCAATTAGCCGACAAAACAAAAGATTTATTCGATAATTTAAAAGACGAAATAAAAAAACTTGGTTTCGATGATCAAGATATTATTTTCGATCAAACGAATTACGACACGCTTAAACTCCCTTCAAGTAGCCGCCTTTGGATTTGGCCAATTGTTTCGATGCACGAAGACAGGACTATCGATAAAAGCCGATTCACTGCCGGAAATGATGGTTTAAAATACTCGCGTCCTATGTTTTCGCTGAATTACTTATTAAATTCTTTGGTAAATAATCAGGGATGGACGTTCGAAAACGATCAGGATTTAAGCGAAAGCGTTTGTATTTCTGCAAATCATACCAAATTTTACGTGACTAGCTATCAAAAAACAATTAATGAAGCTTTGGTTTTGTCTGGTTCTCAACATTTAACAGGATTAAATACAGTAGATTTCAATAAGGGGAATGTTTTAGATTCCACAACTATAAATATTGGAGGAACAAAGCAAAAATTTCGTTTGCGCGGTGAAATTGAAGCAGATTCGCAAGTAAGAATTAAGATAAAAGGAACTGAAAGCGTCACATTAAAAGAAACTGTTCAGGAATTTATAGTTGATTCCTCACAAACAGAAATTGATCTCACATCGAAAGATTTTTCAAGCTCTACGAACGACATTGCGATCGAAGTATTAATAGAAGGGAATGGGAATTTCGAATTCAAAAACACTCTATTATATACTATAATTGAAGAACAGGACTTCGGTGATTTAGCAGCAAACCCGCTTTTAGATTATAAAGTAAAGGCTTATGATAATTTTCTTAAGATTTCGCAACTAGACTTGTTTAAATTAAGCGCAATTCTTACAAATTCGATTTATGAACCAGATTCATTCACGAAAAACATAAAGATAAAATCGCTTAAAAACCTATCAAAATTGAATTCAGTTGACTGGTCGGACAAGTACGACCAAGACACTCGAACGGTGGGAAACATACTTACAAAAGCAGGGCAAAACAACGAGCTTGTTTATGATAACGACGATACAATTGATTCAAGCGTCGGGAAGGATACTTTTAAGATATTTAATGAGAGTTTTGAGGATGTGAAAGAGTATTTAAAAATCCCTTTTTCGGCCACTAATGATATAGAGTTAAACGGTTTTAGTATAGGCGATTTCGATATTTACAACGACACTAAGCGCGAAAACGATTTAAACCCACGGATTTTATATTTTTACAACGATTCGGCCCCCGGAACTTATACCCTTGGCAGATTCTTGGAGCTAGATTGGCGAAGTTTGAAAGCTAACTATTATAAAAATTGGTTCGATTCGTCATATAGAACTCGAGTTATTGAAGGATACGCAGACTTGAATAAACTTGATGTACTAGGTTTTGATTTTACGCAGCTTGTTTATATCGATAGTGAAAAATCTTACTTCTTCGTTCTTATTATCGAAGATTATATACCGGGACAGAAAACAAAAATTAAATTACTAAAATTCCTATAATGGCAGACGAGGAGAAAATAATTGTAAGCGTTGAATATGATACACGAGAAGCTGAAAAAAATGTTGAATCTTTAACGGCTTCAATTGTTAATTTAGAAGACCAAAACAGGGACTTGGCGACCCAACAAAAAGCTATTCAAAAGGAGTTAAGGAAAACGGACGGTGAACTACAAAAGGAGGGCAAAACACGCCGCGAGCTATCGAAGCAACTTACTTCTAATGCTCAGGCTATAGAGGTAAATAAAAACTTTCTACAGAAAGAAAAGAAAGAGCGTAAGGATAGTATTAAGTTAATATCTACTGAAAAAGGTTCTCGAAACCAATTGACTCAAACTATATCCAAGCTTATAAAAGAACGTAACGCGCTCGGCACATCTACACAGGAGGAAATTGACAAAAGCGAAGAATTAAGAAAGAGAATTGATAAACTTAATGAACAATTGGTCGAAGGTTCAACAGTTACCGAAAAAAACAAGCTTTCCGTTGGTGGTTATACTGAGGCAATCAAAGAAGCTCTTGGAGAAACAAGTTTATTCGGCGGGGCAATATCAACCGCGAGAGGGTTCCAAGAGAAATTTAATGCTATTGTCTCCGCTTCAGGAAAAGCATTCCAAGCGCAAGCACAAGGCGTAAGCACAGGAACGAAAGCACTCAAATTATTTAAAATCGCTCTTATATCAACTGGTATCGGTGCTATTGTTGTTGCTTTAGGATTGTTAATCGCTGCATTCTCAAAGTTTGAACCAGTCGTCGACGCTGTGAGCATAGCTTTAAAACAAATTGGTTCGGTTATACAGGTTATTGTCGGCCGAATAATACGCCTAAAAGAAGCTTTTGGAAAGCTTTTAGGTGGTGACATTCAAGGGGCTTTAAAAGCAACAGGAGAAGCGTTCGCGGGAATGGGAGATGAAATAAAAAAGACTTTCAAAGAAGTCGGAGCAATTGAAAAATTAAGGATTGAAATTGAAAAACTTAATATTTCCACTACTACAACGTTGGCCAGTTTAGAGAAACAGACGGCGATATTTCAAGCCATTGCCGGAGATTCTACACGAAGCTTTAAAGAGCTTGCTGAAGCTAATGAAAACGCCCGTAAAACAGAAGAGGCAACCGCCAAAATTAGAGTTGAATTAGCTGAAAAAAATCTCGAACTTATAACAAGGGAGAATGATTTAAAACGCGAACAAAACCAACTCACAAGAGAAGAGGCTAAAACCGAAGCAGACGCACAGGCGGCGGTTATTAAAGCCCATGAAGAAGCTCAAGTAGCTTTTATTGAAAACGAAAAAGAGCGTCGCCAAATCGTACAGGATAGACTTGAAAAGGATTTGGATATTTTAATCGACGGTTTTGATAATACAAAAACTATTAACGATAGGATTGTAGACAATGACAAGGAAAATATAGGTAAACGAATTGAAGCCCTCGGAATTGTAGAAAATGAGAGTCAAAAGTCTTACGATAAGCAGTTAGAAATAATTGAACAATTCGCGGGGAAGGCTATAGACGCGCAAAGCTTACTTGATGAAACAAACGCCGTTTCATTAAATGAGCGAATACGCGCCCTTGGTTTATCTGAAATTATTGAAGGCCGTTTGTTGGAGATAATCCGCGAACGCAGGATAGTTGAGGCTGAACTTGTAGAAAGTCAAAAGACAATAAACCAAGGTTTAACAGACTTAAACGCTCAATTATTGACTGATTTAGAAGCCAACGAAGAAGCCTTTTTGGAATCCCAAGGCGAATTCCTCGACCAAGAAATTGAGCAAACTACTGTAGCTTTAGAGGCTCAGACAGACGCAAGAGTCGCGCAAGCGGATAAAGAATTGGAAATAGAGCAAAACAAAGCGAATCGCCGGCGTGACATAATAGCCTCAAGCTTTGCAGTGGCTCAAGATTTGGCCCAATCATTTTTCGCCCTACAGAATGCCACAAGGGACGCGCAAGAAAGAAGAGAACTTGAGGCAGCGGGGGAAAACGAAAATAAAAAAGAAGCTATCCGAAAGAAATTCTCGAAGCAGAAGAAAAAAGACGCTATAAAACAAGCTTTTATAAATACTGCTCTTGCTATCGGTAACGCTCTTGCGACTGTTATTCCATTTTATCCAAATGCTTTACTTGCCGCAGGTGTCGCGGGTGTTAAAGGGGGGCTAGAAGTTGCCACAATTAAAAAGCAACAATTCGGAAAAGGTGGCCAAGTTCCAATCGCTAAGAACGGGGCCAGCTTCGGTACTTTTTCCGGACCTTCTCACGCAGGCGGTGGGATTGACTTGTTTACTGGAACGGGCGAACATGTGGCAAACGTCGAAGGAAGAGAAAATTTTTATGTAGTTAAAAAAGAGGCTTCAGACTATATTAATTCATTGAGCGATATAAATCAACGTTTCGGGGGTGTTCCGCTGCAAGGAAGTAAGACTTTTAAAATGCAAGACGGAGGAACGGTAAGCCCTGCCGCAGCCACTCAAGACGTAAGCGAAATCACAAGACAGGTTGCAGCGAGTTTGCCTCCAATTGTGGTACAAGTACAAGATATTAAAACAGGCATCTCAGATGTTGATAACGTCACGAACGTAGGTGTAATATAAAAAAAAGGGGGCGTTAAAACGCCCCTTTGGTATTTTCAAGGCTAATCAAGTGCCTCTAATTCCTTTTTTAGTCTCTCTGCGTTCTTGTATTTTTCTGCATCCATCGTTTTTTTTATTTTTAATTGTTTTTCAATTTTGTTTCGTACCCTACGGCGTATGTTCGAGGCCGTTATAAAGAATTACAGCTCTCTTTTAAAAACTGTAATGCGTCTTCTAAGTTGTTAGTCCATAAAACATCATCATACCCATGTACTAAGTATTTTGCTTGAGCCCATTCATCACCGCCCCATTTTTCATATATTTCTATATCTAGTTTTGCAATCATAATTAAATCTTTATAACACTATTTTAAAATTTAGTGGCCGTTATAGCCCCTTT